TATCTTTTGCTTAGTCACCTCACTTTTGTCTTTTCCCAACCAAAATTTGTGACCTTTTTTGAACCCGTTTGTATTCCCAATTTTGGCTCCAACTTTATTCATGTTTTTATTATATCATATTAACAAACGTTCTTAAACTTGGAGTACGGATTGTTTTTTGTTTCGTATGGTGACGTTTTTGGGCAATACGGATCAACCTGTAAAATATATTCAAGCTCCCGCGTTTCTTCAACCTGGCTTGTGACTGTATATTGCAATCCTTTCGTAACGTCAATCTCCGCCGTAACCTCGTAGGATAAAGCCTTTTCAATGTCATGCTCGATCACAATAAAATACTCAAGGCCTCTGGTGGTTGCCACCGGGCTTGTTACCGTGTACGCCAACGCTTTTGTGATATCAACTGGTGCTTTGATCTCGTATGCAAGCGCGCGATCCTCGTCAATCTCGATAACGATCATATATTCCAATCCTCTTTGTTCGTCCGTTTGCGTTATAATCGTATATCCAAGTGTTTTCGTTATATCAACAGGAGCCTCAACCGTGTATTGCAATCCCTTGGTTATGTCAATTTCAGTTACGATCTCATAAGCAAGCGCTTTTTGTATATCAACGTCTGACGTCACCGTGTACTCAAGTCCTTTCTCCGTATCAATTTTCGTCACGATCATATACCCAAGCTCTTTTGTTACCGCACCAGGCGTTGTGATAATTGTGTAGGCAAGCGCCTTTTCTATTCCAACAGGCACAACGATCATATATTCAAGTTCTTTTTCTATGCCCGTATCTGTCAAAACGCGATACGTTATTCCCCTTGTAACGTCAACTGGCGCGGTAACTTTATATTGCAAACCTTTCTCTGTGTCGTGTTCTGTCACTATCTCGTATTCTAAACCTTTCTCAATGCCAACGCCGGCCGTGACTGTATAAGTCAACGTCTTTTCAATGCCGGCCACGGTCACTATAAAGTAATCCAAGCCCTTTTCTATATCTGCGGGCGTGGTCTTGACTGTGTATTGTAAAACTTTTTCGATATCAATTTGAGCCGTAACCTCATAAGCCAATCCTTTTTCGGTATCGGTATCAGTTACGATCATATATTCAAGTCCTTTTTCGGTATCGGTATCGGTCAAAACATTATATTCTAATCCCTTTTCGACGCTGTCAATCGTAATAACCCTATATGCCAGGCTCTTTTGAATTTCTTTTTGTACCCCAACTGTATACTCCAATGCTTTTTCAATTCCTACTGGCCCGACAACCGCATAAACCAAACCCCTTTCTTCATCAATGCTTGGCTTGACCATATACAAAAGCCCTTTCTCAATGCCGATCTCTGTCTTAACTTCATATCCCAATGCTTTTTCAATATCAGTTTGAGTAACAACCATGTACTCGAGGCTTTTTTCTATTGATCCAGGAATTGTAATGATCCTATATTCAAGCGTTTTTGTTATGTCCGTTGCCGAAGCTACAACTGTATATTGCAAAGCTTTCTCAATGTCTGTTGACGGCCTTACTCGGTACTCCAATCCTTTTTCGACGTCATACCCGATCACAACAAAATATGCCAGGGCTTTTTCTATATCAACAGGTGACTTGACCGTATATGCAAGAGTTTTTTCCACATCAACTGGTGGTAATCCTAGCGTATAACAAAGTTCTTTCTCGGTGTCCGTATCTGTTATAACCGTATAACTTAAAGCTTTGTCAATATCTGTTGGCACAACAACGGCATACTCTAATCCTTTCTCTGTCGCCGTTGGTGTTGTAATAACTGTATAAGCGAGCGCCTTTTCGATTGCTCCAGGCGCAGACACAACCCGATACCCTAAACCTTTCTCGGTATCAGTCTGTGTTGTAACTGTATAAGCCAAGGTCTTTTCAACTCCGACTTGTGCAGTCACCTCGTATACGATCGCCTTTTCTGTGTCGGTACAAACCACAACAAGATACTCAAGCCCTTTTTCGGTTGCACTTGGTATCGTTATGATCCTATATGCCAATCCTTTCTCGATCGCTTTTTGTGCTGTAACCGTATATTCAAGCCCTCTTTGTTCCTCCTGTTGTGATGTGACTTCGTAACTTAACGCCTTTTCAATATCTACTTGCGCCGTGACTTCGTACGCTAAAGCTTTTTCCGTGTCACTTGGTATTAAAATATAGTAATCAAGCCCTTTCTCAACATCTGTCGGTGTATATATTATTGTATATTCAAGCCCTTTCTCAACATCGACTTGCGCCTTGACTTCGTAATTAAGCGTTTTGTTTACGTCGGTATCAACAAGAACCATGTACTCAAGTCCTTTTTCTGTATCGCTTGGTATTAAAATTAGATACTCCAACCCTTTTTCTATGTCGGTTGGCGTAGTTATTACTGTATAGGCAAGAGCCTTTTCAACATCGACTTGCGCGGTTACTTCATAAACCAAACCTTTCTCAACGTCAATTTGAGCCGTCACTTCGTAGGCGAGCGCCTTATTAATGTCCGTTTGATATACAACGTCATAATCTAATCCCTTTTCTGTGTCGGTATCCGTCAATACCATATAAACTAAACCTTTTTCGATCGCTGCCGGTGTAGTCTTTACCACATAAGCAAGGGCTTTGTCTATATCTTCATAAGATAAATTCTCAAGCAAAAACTTATCGCCCGTTTCGAGCAATAAGTAATCACCGTCCTCTTTAATTATCTTATAGAATGCCATTTATATTAATTTATTCTACTTCCCATAAAATACGCATATTACTTGAACCAGTTGACCCACTCAATACCCAAGCTAGATAGATATTAGTTTCGTCCACAGTACAAGTTACTTGCTGTGTTCCCGCCGTTGATTCATTTCTAAAATAAAGACATTTAGTAGTTGACGCACCTGACGTGTTATATGAATCGTGCCAAATACAGGAGTTATTTGTTCCGTCATAAGCGCCTTGACAATTTTGTATATTATCGCCTCCGTCAAACCATAAACCTGCAAGACTAACCTTTTTTGGGGTTGCTCCTAATCCGTGCGCTATTGTTTGCGTTCCCGAAGCAGCATTTCCCGCTCTTGAAGCACTACCATTTTTATAAGCCATTGACCCTCCGCTTGGTGTTTCACTTACCCAATCGTCGCCGTCCGAAGTCAATACGTTTCCGTCTGCTCCCGGTGCTACGCTTGGCACATTGTGAGAGTCTTTGATTGCTTCAGCCGTCGCAAATTTAGCGTCATCGGTTCCGGTATCTAATTCTGCTCCGGTTGCTTTTACTACTAATGAATAAAGCGTATCAAAATAAGTCTTGAGCGTTGCTTTTATGTTCGCCCAAGTTATTTTCTTATTAACTGCTGAACCGCTTGGATCCTCAACCGTCGCCAAAATATCGGCGTCTGCCGGTGAAGTTTCCTCTGCTAATTCTGTCCACTTTTGATCTGCCATGTTTTTTTATTAATTACTATTTAATCCGAGCGTCGTCAATCTTGGCTTGTCATCAATACTCTGAATGATTGTGTCGCTTGGCATTATAAAATTAAAGTGATAATGTCCTCTATATTTATATCCGAAAATATAGACCGTTTCCTTTCTTTCGGTTGTCTTGCCCTTGTTGAAAATATATCTCCTGTACTTGTGAATGATCCTTGCTCCCTCTGGTAATAGAATATCAATACGCTTCTCCGTTGTTAGCTTCCTAAGAACCCACAGTTTGACCTGTGTTTGATCTATCTCGCCAACTTGATGAAATATACCCTTGCCGTCTTTAATTTCGTACTGTTGAAGTTCTGTGCCGTCCTTATAGACTACACCCCAAATCCAACGCTCAAGTTTTACCTCGCTTTGTTCTCCGTCCTTTGTGAATATATATTTTGTTTGTGTTTTATCGATCATATTTTTAATAAAAACCCCGGCGATTAACCGGAGTTTTTTTGGCATTGAGTTGCCGGTAATCGCATTGAGTTGCTAGTTAAATTTTAAGCTACTTCTTCGCTTCTCCTCGTTTTATTGCGGCCTCTGAAATCTTAGCAAAGTTTGGTGTGGTTGTTCTAATAACATATTCCGGTTCGGTAGGCATAGCTCCGCCCGCCGCTTCGCATTTATGTTTAAGCCACTCCTCGTTTGTTTTGAATTTCTTACCGCAAGGGCTACAAATTACTTCCATATATTTGGCCTTTCAATTAGTTATTAAATTAAGGTTAAGCTGTTTTTGGATTATCTTCTTTGAAAAACTGATATCCTACTTTCTTATGGCATTTATCACAAAGAGTTCTTCCATTGCTAGTTATAAACCTTAGCTTTGGATATTTACTAAATGGCTTTATGTGGTCTGCCTCTAAGTAAACATTTTTACCCTTTCTGCTTCTTGCTCCACATTCTTGACAAGTATAGTTATCTCTTTCAAAAACAGATGTTCTCCAATTTTTATATTCTGTCGAGTTTCTTATCTTTCTTACTTCAGGCGTTATTCCGCCTTTCCAATTCCAATGGTCTTTACCTTTTTCTCCGTTCTCGTTTCCTGTTAGAGACTTGCTTATTTTAGCCTTGTGTTCATCTGTCAACTTCTTCCCTTTGGTTGGGGTCGGGTTTTCCTTATAAGTCCTGCGGTCAATGTTGTATAACACTAACCAACACATGACTCTACGCTGATTTGTGCCTAAAATCTTTGCTATCTCTCGCGTGCTTTTTCTCTCGATAGAATATAAATTTTTAAGGTACTTTTTCTCTGGTGGTTCAATCCTATGAGGTTGTGCTAGTCGAAGTTTTTCTCTATGCTCTGGTGTTTTGGGTAAATGTTTTTTATTCATAAACCCATTTTACCATACTAGGGCGTTTCGTCAAGCAGTTTCATCATATTGGTAATGCATTGTGCAACTTGCACCCACTACGTCCCCGGCGTCTGTTTGGATCTGATGAACCAATAGATCTGACGTGCCTGTTGTCGTCAATGATCCCGCTAAGGATCCGCCAATACCAAGGTTTGCTCCGCTTGGCTCTGACGTTGGCATAGCTTCCGTTGCTATTGATGAGTCTGTTGCGACTGGTGTAGCAAAACTTTCGGCTCCACCATATGAAGTTTCTCTAGCATTTGTGAGATGAGCAGCTGATCCTCCAAGTGCTGTGACTCTCCAAACTTTAAGATTGTCAATAACACTTGATCCGCCCATAGCAGTGACTTCAATCGCCTGGTACTTCTCGTACGAATTTTCGCCCGGTACGATCGGGTACGTAGCGGCAACCAAATTAACGGCGTCCGTCGAACCCATATTTGAGTTCGTGATGTTCGCTGTTTTGGTTTCGCCGGCTGTGTTAAATTCGTTTATGACTATTGTTGCGGCCATGAATTTTTTTGTTAGTTAAGTTAATCTATCCGGGGCGGGCTTAGTTCTCCCGCCCCATTCCCGCTAATCCTAAGAAGCGGCGCCCGTTGAAAGCACTACTATTGCGCCTGGTAGCGCTAGTACATATCCAACGCGTTCCTCTAATCTAAGTGCAAGCATATTTTCTTGCGCTAGGTTGATTGAGGTTGTGCCATCGCCGTCTGTGATTGTAGCTTGGTCGAGCAATTTAGCTCTAATTTGCTGTTTGTCACCAAAGATAGCGGCCATTCTTAGATTGCCAAAGATAACGAAAGGTTTGTCTGCTCCTGTGAGTGTCTTGTCTGGGAAAGCGTCTGATAGCTCAATACCAAAACCGAGTATGCTTTCAATGCCGGCTTTGTTAAGTGGTAGCAAGAAAGCTCCGGCGTTGTCTGCGGCGCTAACTGCGTCAGTTCTTAACTTTCTAAGATAACTCATTACGTGTCTGTGCATATAATACTTAGCTCCGGCCAATGCTCCTGATGGGCATTCGTCTTGCATATCAACTAATTTCTCAAAGGTAATATCTGACATACCCTCTCCGGCGGCTAATGCAACTCCCTCAACTGAACCGTTTTGCAATATACCCGTCCAAGGTAAACCCGAGCCATTGAAGAATTGTGTATCTTCTTCTTTTGAAGCGGCTTCTGCGAATAACTTAGCGATCAACTGTGTCAAATTGATTGCGCTATCTTCCAGGATTTCCTCTGAAAAAGGAACCATGGCTACTAATTTCTTGAGTGTTTGTGTTACTAGACCGAATGTAGGATTGCTTGCTGTCTTTGCGGCGGCTTCGTCAATCCAATAAACTGAAACGCTTGAAGCCAAAGTTGGGATCTTACGTTCGTTTCCCGAACCTCCAAATGGTAGGTATTGGAATTCGCGCCTTGCTAGACCATATTGTTCTTCTTTAATTCTAAGAACTTCTGCGAGCAATTCTTCCGGTATTGTATAACCACCCCTAGCGTCGTCGCCTGTATAGTTAAATGTGGTTGTCTTTTCTTCCATCTCTGCCAATAATTCCGGGTTCTTGCCGGTTAATGCTTTGATGAAGTCACGGGTTGCTTCTCTGCCTGGATCAACAATTTTCTTGCCGGTATCAAGAGCTTTTTGTCTTTGAACTTCTGCGCCTTTGATAACTTTCTCGGCTAAGTCTGTTGAAATGCTTTCTAGCTTTTCGTTAATTTCACTTTGAACGCCATTAGCGATCATAGCTTTTAAGGCCTTTTCGTCGATTGAGTCATCAGCTTCTACGTTCTTGACTTCTTTTTTCTCGACTACTTCTTTCGTCGCTAACTCAAAAGCTGATTTTTGAGCGGGTGACATAAGATTAATGTTACCTTTTAACAAAGTAACTTCGGCGGCTTCTAATTTCTCAATTCCCTCTTTAAGGAATTTTGCGATTAATTTTGCAATGTCCATGTTTAATTTAGTTTACTGTTTAATTTTTTTCTCTTTCAGTAGTTGTCGCACGATCTTATTTATTTTTCTCGTAGGGATAAATCCCTCTTTAAGACTGCCCTTGCTAACAGGGGTTTCGACCTTTTTAACTTCTTTAATAGCAACATCAGCCCTTAAAATACTCTCTAACTTTTTACTTAAACTTTCGCTAATTTTTTCAATAGTTTTTGATGTCAAAGACATTCTCTTTACTTCGTCTTTTTTCATTAACTCTCTTATAGGTGATACGTCTATGCCCTTGCTATAAGCTAAGGCCATATCGTTAGCTCCAACATTTACTAATGAGATCTCCCGGAGTTCGTTCTCTCTTAATACGATTATTTCCTTGTCGCCGTCTGTGATTATTTCCTGTACTAAGTTTTTGAACCCAACCGAAAAAGCCCTCATGTATCTACCCTTATATAATCCAAACAATGTTTTTGCTAAATCAAATTCATCAACCGCGAACTGAATAGCGCCCCTTAGAACTTTGTTTACTTTGTCAACTTCTAGCTCTACTGTCTGCGCTACCGCCGGCGTATAATGATCGTGTGCAAATAATATAACGGGGTTCGTCATGTACTTTTCTAACTTCCACCCCAACTGATCTATAATCTCTCCATGACGATCTTCGTCCTGGGTTGAAAATACTCCACGAATAACACCTTTTTTTTCATCTATTTCTTCTATCTTAAAACCAATATCTTTTCGTATTATTTCGTTTTCTGTTTCAGCTTTTAGTTTCTTTTTTTTCATGTAATTAATTATAACACTTTTTTTATGTCAAGAGTAGTTTTTTATTTTTCAAATGCCGGGGCGATTACACATCGGCAGTTTGGCTCTTGCGGGTACATTAATCCGTTACTGAAAGTTTTACCAACTTCCACGATATCGCCGTCTAGTAGTTGATGTTCCGGGCGCGTTCTTGAGTCCATAACTGCGATCCACTCTTTATGAGTGGTTACTTCGCTTTGTTTGTATGCCTCAATAAATCCCTCGTTGTTTGCGGCGGTGCTTTCCGTCCTGGCTATCATGTCTGATCTCCAAGTTGGAAACTCCTCGTATACGCCATTAATGCGATCGCTAATTTTAGCCATGCCCTCTCCCTCGGCTAATCCCAAATTAATTTCTCTTGTTACTTTATCCCTAGTTGTTTTATTTATTCCTAATCCAAACTCCTCGGATCTTTTCACTACGACCTTGTGTATTGCCGGCGTCATTTCAAATGACTCGTTTGGATCTACTAACATCATGGCCTCGAGTCCGGCGTTCCTTACAAACTCCTCTATAAATGGAAATGAGAATGACGTGAATACTGGCTCCTGTGTTTTATAAAAGGTTTCGATCGTTTTCTTTGTACCGGCTCCCATTTCTTTAACTCTGTCCTTGGTCTTTCTTTTTTTAATATCTCCGCTTTCTGTTAAGACGTCAATAAGTTCCTCGCCCTGTGTTTTGGCAAGTCTTGTTAGATCGGATTTCATTCTATCCGCCCGGGCGTCTATTTGTTTAATAACCATTCCCGCATAACTCTCTCGTATGTCCTCCTTGATAAGCGGTGTTAATTCTTTTGACTTCTCAACTATGCTCTCGTCCTTTTGTATTTTTTCTTTAGTTGATTTTATTGCAAACTTTTCTTTTAGTTCTGCTAAGATTTTTGCTTTCAACTCAAACCTCATTTTTAACTTTGGTCTGCTAACAAAAATCTTTTTGGCATTATCCTTTTTCTCTTGCTCTCTCTTTTCAATCCATGCTTTTGCTAGTGGAGTTTGATTGCCTATGCCTCCAACTGGTTGTTCGTTAAGTGGTTTATATAAAGCCCAACCACCATTAATAGGTTCTAGGTTTTCTTTTGCTCTTACTTCGTTAATAAGTAAGTAGCCAGTTTTTAATCCTGTTTCGTATTCCTTGATCGTTTGTTCTCGGTTCTCCGGGGTAGGATCTTTATAATCTAAAAATAAGTTGTCGCCGAAGTCCGGCATGATTAGCTCCTCGTTTATTTTCTCTACTAGCATTTCAAGTTCCGGCTTAATAGTTTCACTTAAAAATATATACATTGACGTTTCGGCGTTGGCTCTGTTTACGTCGTCTGTAATTGATACGATTGCTTTAGGCACTCCGAACGCTACTAAAATATCGTCCCGGGTGAACTTCATGCTTTCAATATAATCCATTTCGCGCTGTGTCATTGACAACTGTTGGTATTCAAGTCCTGACTCAAATATAGCAAGCTTAGAATTGTTGCCTCTGCCCTGGTGTCTTTTGCCAAAGTTCTCTCTGATTTCTTCCTTTTGTTGTTTGGTTAACATTCCCGAAGTTTTAATCGCAGCGTCCGGGCGTGCATTGTTTAAGAAAAAGTCCCGTTGATAAGACGAAGCACTATCCTCTGTATCTATCCTAACCTGTGCGGCCTTAACTGGGCTTGTTCCGAAGTAATCATCAAGCGGCGTTGGATATTTAAAATGTACGATCTCCTCGGGGAAATAAAACTCTGTCGTTCCGTCGGTTTTGTTTAACTTATATCCACGTATAAAATTCGTTTTATCTTTTAGTATTTCCATTCTGTCCGGGCGTAGGTTCCATAACTCTCGTACCTGGCCGCGCTCGTTTTTGGCCTTATACCAAAAAGCGTCCCCGGATAACTTCTTATTAATCATTGTTATCTTTAGGAACTCGCTTTTAGTTTGGAATGGATTTGGTTTATGTAAAAGACTTAGCGCCGGGCTATCAAAAATTTCCTTTGTATCTCCCTTTGAATTTAAGATCTGATATAGGTCAAAGTCTGATGACGCTACTTTTTCGGCTATCTTGTATACGCACGCATAAACGTATAGCGATTTTTCATATTGTTGAAGCATTTTTGTCTTGCTCCATGAAGATCCGGTTACCCTTTTCAACATTTCCATGCCTCCGTACTCGGTGGATTTTTTTCTAAAAAGAGTTGTTAGTTTGTTTATTATTTCCATGTTATTAATTATATCATTTTTTATAGCCATGTCACCCTCGGCCTTGGTTGCTTAAACATTTGCAAGGCGATTGCCCTAGCAAACACTCTATCGTCATGCTTGCCCGTTTGGTGTTCCGGTCTGTTATTAGTCATATATACCATGCCACGCGCTTCGTCCTCCGCCTCAAGATAACTCTCAATTAATGTTTCCTTGCGGTAGGCCTCCTCTAACTCGGAGATCATAATAGGTCGCGTTCCTCCCACTCCGCCCGAAGTCCACCAGGGCGTATGTGCTATTCTTAAATCTTGCGCTTTTTTTGTATGTGCGGCTCCGATCCCATTTTTTTCTATTCCCAAGTTTAACATAAATCGCGGCTCGCCTGTTACTTTATCTATTATAACATCTTTTGTCTTTTCCCAAAAGACGTCAAGCGGTTCGTCCGAAGTATACTCATAAATTACTGCCGAACTGCCCGTTTCAAGATCGGCGTCTATAATTGCAAAACAATGTGAGTCGCCACCCGCTACACCCTCTGCTCCATCTATCCCGGCGTATAGTAATTTCCCTTTTAGTTTTGCGCGTTCTTCTTTCGTACTCCAATTATCAAAATCGTCAAGCGGAATTTTCTTAGTTGCGTCCGTTGTTATTTTCTTAAATACTGACCTCCCGGATTGTAAGAAACAACTTACGTCGTCCTCCGGGTACTCTTGCCAAAACAAATCTCCTTTATCCCAAATCTTATAACGTCGCCATTTAATCTGCCCGGGTGTTAATTCTTTTTTGTATTCCTCCATTACGTTCGCTATTAATAGCTTCTCCTCCTTGGTGTAGCTTGCTATCATTTCGTCGTTCGGTACTGCAAACATCTTTCTGACGCTTACACTCAACCCGTTAATTTCTTTCTCTGTCATTGAGTCTGCGCTATATTCTAAATCAATGAACCAAGGTATAAAAATAGGCGTGTACGGGCTTTTGCCCGACTTCGCCTTATTCCACATATCATAAAATTTGTCCCGGCCGTTCGGTGTGCTTTCAATATCTATCTGTCCGTATTCGGCCGCCTCTGATATTCCGGCCAGGATCTTTTCTAGGTCTGCATAAAAAGCCGCTTCTGATAAGTGCGCCCGGCTCACTGTGTCCCCTCTACCGAATGCCTTTTGTCCGGCCGTGCCTATAAAATAATAAGAGTCCCGCTTTGGGAACCTCATTTCTGACTTGCTGTCTATTGATAACGCCGGCTTGATCGCCATATTATCAACGTAGTATTTTACCGCCGAAAATAGTCTTTTCGTTGATTCTTTTTCGTGGCTAATAACTACTGCGCTTGTTGCCTTGTTTATGCAATCAATTAACTGGTCGGCGTCAATTACTTTAGTTATTCCCTTTTGGCGCGCTTTCAGTATTAGGTTTCGGCGTGTCCTTTTTATCCAATAATACAACTGCGCCGCGTTGAACAGGAACGGCACTTGTTGCCCCCTCTTGTTTCGGATCATTAACGTGTCCTGGATCTGATCCTTGTTTGTCAAGTCCGGTGGTCTTTGGTTGTTTGTGTTTATCGTCATACTCTTTTTGTGCTTTTTTTATTTTTGCTTTTTGCTCGTCAACTATATCCTCGTAAGTCCTATCGCCCACCACTACCTCGGTCTGACTTCTTGGCTTATAATCCGGGTGCTTTCTGTTTAAGTATAAGGAAATAGCCCAACTTTCATCTCTTACTATTGCGCGGAGTAATCTGTCCTCCACTTCGCCCAACTGGTGTCTTTTAATTTTATTAACCTCTTGCTTAAATTCTTCGTCGGAATCATACCACCTGTAAAATGTAACCCTACCCATTTTTACTGTTTCGCAAGCCACCTTAACTATTCCCATGGCTTCCTCCATTACTGAAAGGAACTCTGCCTTTTTCTTCTTCGTCCTTTTTTGCTCTTTTTTTTCTGCATACTCTGACGGCACTATCGTATAGCAAAGCCCTCGTTCCATGCTAGTCTTTAATCTATAACAAAGTCCTTTACTAATACCC